GCATCAGATTCGCTAGAACCTTTGTAACCAACTAATACTTCTTGTGTGTCTGAAGCATAACCGTCAACATAAATTCTCATAGCACTGTTTAAAGTACCTACGAATTTAGTGTTAGTTGGAGCTTCAAAAGTACCTTCTGTACTACGAGCAAAAGCTGAAGTAGTTGCAGATTGTAGTACTGTTAAAGCAGCTGGACTTACAACAGCCCAATTACCTGCACCGCGACGTGTACGTTGAGCGATCAAGTTAGCTGCACGGTTGATTGTAACCGCTAGAGCAGCATGCTCGTCACCTACGAATGTAGCTGTACCTGAAACTGTAGCTTGATTGTAGTTGAATGTATTACCAGCTAATGAACGTAGAGATGCTAGAATCTCTTGATCAATTTCAACTGTGATTTCTTGTGCTAAAGCTGCCATGATTTCTGCTTCAACATCTAAACCGTGCATAGATTGTGCATCTTGCGCAGCTTCAAAAGTCCAACGTGCAGACAATTTACGTGTTTTAGCTTCAACAACTTGTTTCAAGATTTGAACGTTGATTCTGTTACCTGGTGTACCTTCAAGTGTTGATGTTGAAGCAGCCTTACCAGCTGTTGTACCAGAGTAAGCAGTTGCAATTTTGAATGGGCTTAGAGCTTCATCACCACCTACTGTGCTGTCGCCTGAAGTTGCTGTAACAGCATCTGCATAACGTACACGTAGTGTGTGGATTTGTGCTACTGGGCCAGTCATTGGTTGTACACCAACGATTTCGTTAGCGATAACTGTTGGCATTACTCGACGAATTACTGGAAGAATAACGCGGTTTAATGTAGCTACGTTACCTACTGCTGTAGCGCCACTAGTTGCTGTTTCCATCAAGTGCTTCTTCGTATTTTCTAAAATTACAGCCATTGTAGTTCTTTTCGAACCTTGTAGACCTTCTAACAGGGCGTCTTTGGTCTCGTTCCAACGGCCTTCTAATAGTTGGGTTGTCATTTCTTATTTTCCTTTAAAAAAAATTACTACTATTTTAGCCCTGCTAAACGACGAATTTCGATAACATTTGTTTCGGATTCTACGTTGGTTTTAGCAGATTTATCACCTGTCACTTCTACTCTTGACTCACTTAGCATCGCCTTGTCAGCTTTTGCTGTTGGAGTGTTGTTTAGAACTGCTGGTAGATACTTTTCATATGCAGTTTGTAGTCTTTCTGTCTGCACACTCTCGAGTAGGCTGCTCATTACTTCAGCTTTCTCTTTGTTTAATGTTTTTAGTAATCCATCAAGTTTCTCTTTACGAGCGATACCGTCTTGGATCATTCGAACTTCACGGTTCTTAGACTCAACTAATGCTTCTTTTTCTGCAACCGCTTTTTGGCTTTCAGCAACAACTTGCTCTTTTTCAGCTAGTTCTGCTTGAAGTTTAGCAATTTCCTTGTTCTCATTTAAATGAGTACCAGCAAATTCTGTAGCGAATGCTTCAAATAGACGACGTCCGAACATGTTCTCACGAGCAGTTTGAATGTCTTCTTTTAGTTGTGCCAATTCTGAGCCTAGATTTTGTGCTACTGCTTCTTTAACAAGTTTAGCACTGCGTTTAACAAAAGCACCTTGTAGTTCAGCTAGTTTTGATTTAGCTTCTGCTACTAGTTTAACTTTAGTTTCAACAACAGCTTGCTTGTCTTGATCAAACTCTTTGATCTCTTCAGCTAAGGCATGGATAACAAATTTTTCTAGTTTAGCAACTGCTTCACTTTGAACTTTCTTATCTTGACGTAACTCTTTGATCTCTTCAGCAAGTTTAGTAACCATGAAGTCATTAAACTTACCAGCACTTTCAACCATATGACGTTTAAATTTCACTCGGTCTTCAGTAAGAGCCTGTTTCTCTTCGGCAAACTCTTTGAGTTCAGCGGTGAGACTTTCAGTAACCATCTTGTCTAGAGCTTCAACCATTACATTTTTGTCGTGCTCATAGCGGCCAGCGAATTCTTCACGCAATTCAGCGCGAATAGTGTCACGTGCTTCATTTAACTTAGATTCCCAAGCTTCATTTAAAGCTGATTGAGTTTCTTCGTTAATGATACCACTATCTAACAATGGTTTGATAGCATCTAACATTACGATCTCCTATTTAATTTTAAGATCTTTGATAAGGCCTTTTACGGCTTCTCTTAGATATTTCTGTACTTTTTGATCTGCGCTGGCCTCTTTAGCCATTTCGAATACCTTACTGCCACCACGCATATTCATCAGTCCTTCGTAAATCGCTGTTGGATATGCATTTGGTGCGCTTGGTTGCGCAACTACATCTACTGTGACTATTTCAAAGTCACTTACTTTGCCGTCAGTCTCATTCACGTTGCCGCTACCACGAGAGCTAACACCAAGTTTTACTCCTGACTCCAACATTGTTGTTACCAACAATCCCATCGGAGTAGGAAGAACCTTTAATTTACCAAAACCATTAGGACCATCCATCCACATGTCTGTAATCAGATGTGAAACGCGATCTAAATTAATTTTCAAATCATCAGGGTGATCAACTTCGCCTAAGACGCTGTAACCACCCTTGATTTGTTCATTTAGTGTGCTAACAGCTTTTTCAATCTCATTTACAGGATATACACGCTCATTGTGGTTTTTAACGCCACCTTGGATGAATATACCTTTCATGTAAAGATTCTTACCTTTGCCGTCAGCTGTGCCTTCAGTAATAACTTCCATGCGGGCTGCGTCAAATGTCAAGTTCTCTTTAAGATATAAAGCCATTATAGTTTCCTAATTATTTTGCTACTGGTGCTGTTTTATTAACTGCGCCTTCTTCTTTATTAACTGCTGTTTCTTTTTTAGCAAATGCTTTACCAGCATTAGCACCTGGTTTGTTAAGAGGATCATTAACTAATTGACCTTTTGGTTTTTCGCCAGCTTGTGGACGATTACCGTCTTGGTTAGCTGTACCACCAGCTGTTACGTTAACTGCTTTGCCACCCATGTCATTTTTACCAGCTACTGTTGATTTTTTGTTGATCGCTACGCTTTTACCTGTACCAACTGCTGCACCTTCTGTGTTTGCTGGTGTAGCTACTTTTTCAACATATTCACGTACGATAGATTCATCAACTTCTTCATCTTCTTCTTCGTCGTCTTCTTCTTTGTCTTCAGCTTCGTAAAATTCTTCTGGGCCTTCTTCTGCACCAACTTCTTCAGCACCCTCGTCGCCGTGGATACCTGGCATTTCATGCTCTTCGTGTTCTTCACCAGCCATTAATGCGTCAAATTCCGCTTTTAATTCGTCTAATGCAGATTCAAGATCAACTACGCGATCTTCTAATTCTTCTGTATCACCTTCTTCAGCACCTAGTTCAGCTTCTTCAGCGCCAGCTAGTTCTTCAGCACCTTCTTCGCCTTCTTCTTCTTCAGAGATACCTTCTTCATCTAGGCTAACTTCGTCTACTAGGTCTTCAACTTCGTTGCCACCAACTTCGTCTAGGTCTTCTTCTGCTACTAGGTTTTCGTAAATATCACGTGATTTTTCTACTACGATTTGGTGGAAAAGTTCACGAGCTTTGTCTGTTTCATCGTTAATGATGAATTCGACTAATTGTTCGTATTTGTTGTTCATTATGAACTCCTTAAAAATTAATATTAATCCGGACTAATACTCAATTGAAATGTATTATGTTTATATATTTAACAGATTTGTTACAAAAGGGGGTTAAATGCTATGTTTTTGAATCGTTTTGGCGGATAACTACATCATTGGTACTTCTGCTGCGGGAGCTTTGTACTGGGTTTGCACTGTTTCGATCTTCTTTTCGTGCTCTAATTTACGAACGTCGTTCATGATTCTTAGGCGATTTAACTGTTTTAGAGTCAATTTGGTTTTACGTAAATCGCTGAGTTTTACCGCAGAATTGTCGTCTTTTTCTGTGGCATAGCCTGCAGGAGTAGGTTCAAAAATTTCTAAGATGTTCATAAGAGTATTTACCAAAAAGCCTATAAACCTAGACCACCACCGGGTGCACCAGCACCTGCGGCAGGCTGACTAGCAGGAGCACCAACACTTTCAGGACCTGCACCAGGAACAGCGCCAGGCGTAGTTTCGATTGGTTCTACAGACTCAAGATCTTGTTGTATACCAGCGTTAGTAACACCTACAGCACGCAGTCCAGCATCAGGTAATTCTGTGTCTTGAACTGTGCCGTTTTCTTGCGCCCATAGTTCATCATTGCGAGTCATTTCTTCTTCGCTGAGATCTAGGTAGCGTTCTAGTAGAAAACGTTTACTTAGATAAGGAATTGGTTCTAATTGTGTAAATGTAGTGATACGCACCTGATCTACTTCTGCTTGACGATATTTGGCAAAGTTCTGCGGTTCGTTGAAACGTAGATCAAACAAATTATTGTCAATGTTGATGCCTCTCCAGCGCATGAACATCTTAAACTCTTGATCTAGTTTGTCCACAATTAGAGTTTGTAATCTGATACAATATTGATTAAATCGCCACTCTTGGATCAATGCTGTAGTTGTTTTACCATCGCTATAACCGCGTTCGCTTTCATCTA